CGGGCAGCTTCCTGTTCGTCGGGGAACTTAAACTCTTCTAAAGTGCTCATTTGATAACACCTCCTAATTAAGCGCGGGTAATACCGCGTGGGTCATCCACAACACCCTCGACCTGATCGTCGTTGATGAAGCGAAACTCTGTACCGTAGACCTTGAGCCGTGTGCCTGCGTATGCCCGCACAAGGATGAAATCGCCCGGTTTGCACCAAGGACCTGATGGGTATTTGTCTTGGTCTTTGTAGGCATCTGGGCCAACATCGACGACAAACAAAACAACGGTGGTGAACTCTTCCTGCTTCTTGACCTGCTCAGACTTGATGATGCTGCTGTTCTCAAACGTCTCATCTGCGGGGGGCAGTGTGCACAGAATCTTCCAGCCCACAGCTTTGGGCAACATACGCCCGCGCTGCTCAATTGGGATGTCTTCTTCCGGTGTTTCCGCTGTCGCAGGCGGTTCAGGCATCTTCATTCCGGGCGGTAATGCGATTCCCGGCGGGAGCAGTAGTTCACTCATCTTCATCTCCTTTTTCCATATGCTCTACAAGATCAATTAAATGGCGCTCTGCAAGGGCGAGACCTTGAATCACTCCGCAGAGGTGTTTGTAAGACGCATAGTCAATGCACTGACCTGTAGCAACATCGTCAGCGTAGTTGTTCATATCGGCCCGTAACTTATCGCGCAGTACGGCTGCGAAAGAATCAATCATGTTTTAGGTTTCTCCTTGGATGTGCGGTACGCATTTAGTTGATTGACCATTGCCTGTTTGCGCTGGAAGTCCGACTGCTCTCTTGCTTTTGCAGCCTCCAGCCCCAACCGCACGCCTTCCCGTTCTTGTTCTCCGGCAACACGCGCTTTGGTTTCTTCAATCTGCGCTTGGGTCTTCATAGCATCTAACTGCAACTGACCATCCAAACGCTCTCTGTCTAGTTCAAGTCGATCACTTTGAGCAGCCGCATCCAGTGCGATCTTCTGTTTCTTAAGGTCCAGCTCCTGCTGCTTGATCTGCAACTCCTGCATCTGCATCTGCACTATTGGGTCTTGTGCTTGCTGCTGTGCCTGTTGCTGTGCAGCCTGCGCTTGGTTCTGCTGCAACACCTGCTGTGCAGCCTGCGCCATCATGGTGGACAAGGCCACCTCTACTTGTGGTGGCAACTTCTCGTCTTCTGGCGGTAACGAGAACCCGAGTTGTTCTTCAATCTTCTGGCGGTACAAGAACCCTACGTGTTCAGCGACGTGTGCTGCCATCGCTGCTTGAATCTGTGGTGCACGGGGGTTTTGTCCGATTAACTGCATAATCATGGGGTCTTGCGCTGCGGACATGTGCACCGCAATATGTGACTGATGGTCCTGATACAAGAACGCTTTTAGTGGTTCACCTTTCAAACACGCCATGTTCTCCGACACAGGGTCTTTGGGCTTCTGGTCTGTTGGCAGCGGTACTAGCTTTTCTGCGTTTTTGATGTTCAGCACATCCAACATCGCCCTGTGCAACTCAGGCATGTTGTAAATATCCGGTGCCATCTGCGCCATCTGAATGACTGCCTGATACTGCACCACACGTTGCGACATGGTGGATGCATTCGGGTCTGACACGGGAATAACATCGACCATGTCATAGTCAATCTTCTTGGCTTTCTTAGTGCCGTACTCCGGTGTGTAGTCGTAGTCAGGGTCAGTGAAGTCGCGGATGATGTCCTTCAACAACTTCAACTCTTTCTTCAGCGTGAAGTGCACTCGCGCATGCACCGCAGTCAAGACCTTCAACTGCCGCTCCAAGAGTGCCAGCGTTGTACCCACCGGGGCTTGTGCTGACATGTCTGAAATCTTCATGTCCGCTGTGGCGGCAAACCGTCGCCCTTCTTCCACGATGGTGTTCATCAACTGGAACAGTGTGGCCGACGGTTCTTTATACGGCAGGGGCAGAATTGAATCTCTGATGTTGCCCGAGGCTACATCAACATCACGCCACTCACCCGGCGCAATCGGTGTGTCATCCCCTTTGATACGCAAGCCTCGGGACTTCAAACCACCGGGCAAATTCGACAACGTACCGGAATCAGTCAACTGTCTCATCAGAGACGTTGCGTTCTTAGCAAAGCCACCGATCAAGTGGAACAGACCGAAGCCATACGCACCAAAGCCGGGGACGTACTGGTAGTGCACGAAGTGCTGACGCTTTAGGCGCAGTTGGTCATCTTCCAACCAGTTGCGACGAATCGCCAGAATTGTGTTGGTGCCTTTAATCAATGTGACGACGTATGGCAGCGCAATGCCTGTCTCTTCACCATCGTCGTCTTTGTCTTCAAACCCTTTCAGGTTCAAGTCAACATGACACTCCAACAGCACATAACGGTCGTCGTTTAAGTTCGCAAAGCCAGTCTCTTTATCTTTGGCTTTCTTAACCTCGTCTTCTACCTTGGGCGGATCGGGCAACTCAACGTCGCGGTAGAACCCACCCTGCTGCAACTTAATAATCTCGTTTTTGGTTTTACGCATCACATGCGTCATGCGATGGCAAGTGTCTAGGTCCGTGGTGCCATACGGCAGCAAAATATCTTCAGCCGGTATGAACATCGCCACCTGACGTCCTAAATTGGGATCGTAGTAGACCTTCTTAAACGCCGAACCCGTAGCAGGCAATGACCACAACATGCGCTCATGTTCAGGCCGGTACTCAGTCATGACTTCCGTTAACTGGAAGTTCATATCCTCTTCTACCCGCGATGCAGCTTCTTGTATCTCTGGCGTGTCTTTACCAATAATCTTGGTACGCACCGGCCCCTGTGCAGGGAACGTCTCAGTAATCGTCTCAGCTTGAAAACGAACCACCGCCTCAGTAATCATCGGATGGAACACACCACACGCACCTGCCCACGGCTCGGTACGTTCTTCAATCTGCAAGCCTAATAGTTTGATGCCTTCTACGTAGGCTTTTTCCCATTCTTTACGGGAGTTCTTGTCGTTGACAATATCTTCTTCCAGAGTCCCTGCAACCTGTATGAGAACATCGTCATCCACGAAGTCCGCAAGGTTGGCGTTGAACGTCTCCGCTGTCGTAGGCTCAGGCAGAAGCGCAATCTCGAGACCGTCTGTTTTGATGTTAACGGCTTCCGGGTCAACGATTTCGATTTCAAGATCGGGTTCTCCTTCACCTAGCGCAGCCAAACCTGCGGGAGCAGCGTAGAGACTTTTGTCGATTGCCATGATTAATCCTTAATTAGTAATACGCCGCCTTGCGTGGGATGCTGTATCTCACATCATCCGGCTCATCTGTATCAAGTGAAATGAATCCCCCCTGCCTAAAACGCAGTAGGGCTTGTGTGGTGGTATCGACAAAGTCGTCATGTTCGCCCACCGGGAACGCCGCCACTTCTTCAATGACCTCCCGCGCCCAACGGGTGTCAGGTGCCCAGACTTTACCAGAGGAGAATAGGTCTGCAACAGCATTTACCCGCACCATTTTGTCGTTGCCGCGACTCGGGCTGAATTCTTGGACAGGGATGCCCGTTGCCCGCAGCTCCTGTATTAACGGTGCGCCTGCGGCTTTCTTTTCCACAATGAACGCATCCGGCTCCCATTCCTTGTAGTGCTTTAACGCTGTTTGTTTTAATTCTGGAAACGCCATGCGGTCTTTAAACGCATCGAGCAATATGACCTGCGGCTGATCGTTCTCTTCTTCGTTGTAGAACACACCCCATGTGGTGCAGGCAGAGAAGTCAGACGAGTTCTTGGTCTCATACGCCGTATCCCAACTCTGGATAATGTACTCGCACGTCGGCGGCTCGTCGGCTTCCCAGATACGCCAGCTTTTACGGGTGATGATGGCGCTGGATTCGGACGTGGGCTGCTGCATGTACTGCGCGTTCCAATACCGGGGGTCCAGCGACGCTTTGGTCTTCTCCAGCATCTCCAGCGGCCACTGCTCAGGCCACAAGGGTTTGCCACTTGGCAGGATGGCCGGTAGCTCAACAATCTCCCACGGCTCGGCCTCGGGGTTGCGTATCTGGTAGTCGATCAGTTTGCCGGTCAAGTCCAAGAGCGACCAACGCGTCATGATGACGATGATGGCCCCGCCGGGCATTAAACGCTGAAGCGGACCGGTTTGAAACCACGCCCACGCCGTGTCGAACGCCAGACGGGAGTTCGATTTTACATCTTGTTCTGAGTGGGGGTCATCAATAACGAACAAGTCCGCACCACGACCAGCCAGCGCACCGCCCACACCGGCTGCGTAATACTGGCCCCCTGCTCCGGTAGACCATTTGCCCGCTGCCTTCTGATCGTCGGCCACACGGGTGTCGGGGAACAGTTCTTGGTATTCCTCAGACTCGATTAAGTTTCTAACGCGCCGACCAAAGTCTTCAGACAGGGACGCAGTGTGCGTGCCCATGATGATCTTCTTCTCAGGAAACTTGCCAAGAAAATAAGCCGGAAACAGGTAGGACGAAAATTCAGATTTGCCGTGACGCGGGGCGATGTTGATGATGACGCGCTTCTTTTTGCCTGCAATTACGTCCTCAAAGATGCGGGAGAGCTTGCGATGATGTGGCCCTATTTTGAATCCCGGATAGACGTGGGTGGCAAAGCCCAACATCGAATCCTTCCCAATTTCTTTGGATGCCCGCGCTGCCCGCTCTTCCAAGTCCTTTAGCAGCTCGGCCTTTTCTTGGGGAGATAGCGTGGGCAGCACCTGCTGCAACGCTCTAATCTCTTCAGGACTCAGTATGGGTTTCACTGTCGTCCCCGTCCGTGTCCATCAATTGACTTTCTATTTCCTGCACTTCGCGTACATCCGTGATGTCCACGATTTTTGCCATCTTGCCCAGTTTCTCCTTAATGCGGGCTTCCAGTTCAGCGTCGGACAGTTCGTTCTTTTTGACCTCGATCTTGTCTGTGAACAGGCCAATCTCGGTGACTTTACCCAAGAGACCCAAGGCTTTTAGCCGTATCGAAGCGCTGGGGTTTTTGGTTTCTTCGATTAACTGAGCAACCGTATAGCCCCGAATCTCCTGCGCTTGGTTAATAAATTGCCAATCATAGGCCGTTAGCATGCCAACCAAGTGCTGTACCGCCGCAGGCGTTTTGATTTGGT